TCGATGTAGGGGCGCACCCCCAGCGTCACCATCTGAATCATGTCTTGCTCGGCGGTGCTGTAGTGCAGTCCACCGCCGCCCGTCTGGCCCCCGATCCACTCGGCCGGCACGTGGTAGATCGCCGCTATCTGACTGGCCGAGAGCCGCATCGTCTCTACGAACTGGGCTTCCTCGGGCGGCACTGTGATCGGGGTGTATGTCCAATCGCGGCCGTACACCAGGGGACGCCGCGCCTGCATGGCTGACGTCAACCGGCCCGAGATGATCGTCGCCTCATCCTGGGTGATCTCAGTGTTGTCGTTCTTGAACGTCCCGGGTGGGAAACCCCCGTTGGTAAACCAGTCGTTGCCGTAGCCCTGTGCGGACAGTCCAACCCCGATCGTGGCCGCGAACGCTGCGATGGGTGACAGGCCCTGCACGTGCTCAGGCAGGACGTACCAGGGAATGTGCACCATGCGCTCGGCCGGTACCTCCTGGCCGAGGTAGGTCCAGATCGGCTTCAGGTAGGAGCCGCGTCCGGTGACCATCTGGTCGTGCACCGCGACGTGATCGGGGGACAGCCACTCGATGCGCGTCGGGTATCCGAACCCGTCGCGCTCCAGGATCAACCCGTACGCGTTGCCACGGAGGAGAAGCGACGTCATACAGCGCCGCCACCATGTGACGATCTGCCCGTTGCTGACGAGCCGGTCGAACAGTTGCGGCAACGTCTGCATCGCGATGCGTTCCTCACCCACCTTGCGGTACGCCTTGATGGGCAAGGTGGCCACGCTGGTCGACAGCAGATCAGTGGCGGAGTAGACGGCGGCCAGCGTCAGCGCTGTCTCGGCGCTGATGCCGGCCGGTGACAGCGGCGACCCGACACTCCACGGCAACGTCTCGATGCTGCGGAACTCACCACCGGTCGCCGTGATCCTGGCCAGCGTCGCGGCCGACCGTGCCCCGTACCGTGTGCCGTCCTCAGTCTGTTGATTGGACTCGTCCGACAGCGTGCGCCCGGCGTACGGGTCGTGCACGCGCCGGAAGGGGTTACGCATCCGGTCCCTACCCTCCGGTGCCGTGGTGGATGAAGGTCCAGAGACCTGGACGTGCCGGTACTGCGGGTTCACAGGAGCTATCCGGATCGACAAGCGGTTTGAGCGTCGCGAGGGGGCGTTGTCCGGCACCCAGCTCAAGTTCTCCGTGCAGGAGTGGCCCTACGCGACGTGTGAGAAGCGGCTCGGGGGGTGCGGGCACACGTCGCGCGGGGAGCCGGCGTAGTGGGTACGCAGGTGCTGTCCGCGCGCAGCGCACGACGGATCGAACGGGCCACCGGGCAGGTGATTGTGCGCGCGTGGGGCCACGGTGGTTACGTGTTCGGGTTCGTCACCCCGGACCACCGACACGGCTGGTGGGATCGCAAGACCGGCGAATGGGGGTTCGATGAAGATCCGTTCCACTACACGTCGTGCGCCGGGTTCTACGAGGATGACGAACCGACCAGCGACGTGGTAGCTGCGTGGGAGCGCGGTACCAAAGGGGTGACCGCGCCGCCCGATCACCAGACAGACGACAGCACGTCGTAACTCCGCGACGCCTGTGCGGCCCGGTCCAGCGCCATCACAGCGGCCACCGCAAGGTCGATCTTCCGGGGGCTGTGCTTGGTCTCCTTCATGATCCGCTGACCGCGACTGTCCACTTTGAGCACCGTGTTGGACAGGTGCCGGGCCAGCCGCGCGTCGCCGGAGTGCGCCACCGTGCGGTTGAGCACGGACTCATAGAACCGTTGCGTGGCAGGTGTCATCCGCGCCGGGTTCTGGGGAAACTCCACGATCGGAAGGTGCTCGTCTTCCAACACCTGATACGAGCGCGCCCAGCGGAACGGGTCGCACACGATCTCGCGTACGTGCCAGCGGCGGCAGGCCGCGCGGATGGTGTCCTCCACCTCGACTATGGGGACTGTCCAATTTGGATCACCGTTGATCGGGCGCTCCCAGAGCTGGACGACGTCAAGGTATGGCGCGTCGCCGATCACGCACAGCACGAGCGCCGTGCTGTCGTTGTTGTACGAACCGTCGAACGCCAACACCACTTCGGTCCGGTCGGGTACCGGCCGCGGAGCGGTGCACGCGTCCCACGCTCCCGCTGGCAACCACGCCTGCGACGAGCTGACCCATTGGTTCAACCGCTTGGTTCGGAACTCGTTCTCCGGGGTGCGGTTGATCGCGGACGCCATGTCCTCGGGGTCCAGTAGATCCCCGAGCGCCGGGTTGGCCGCGCGCCAGACGGCCGGCTCGGTGTGGTCGGCGTCATCCTCGGCGGCCCACCACGACATGAAGAACGAAGGGTCCGTCGTCTCGCCGCTACAGACGCGCTGTCCGTGCTGGAACAACCGGTAGCAGACGCTGTCCTGCCCGGTGGTGTCTGTCTTGACCCCAGCGGTGGTGATCCCCAGCAGCATCGGGTCGATGCGCGCGCCCTGCGCCAGCGCCATGACGTTCCATAGCTCGTCGTTGGGTTGCGCGTGCACCTCGTCAAAGATCACAAGGGTGGGGCTCAGCCCCTCCTTCGTGTAGTGCTCACTGCTCAGACACCGGTAGACGCTGGCCGTCTCGCGTAGGTCGATCGCGTCGCGGTACACCGAACACCGCGCGGACAGCTCCGGGCTGGCCTCCACCATCCGCTTGGCGTGGCCGAAGACAATCCGCGCCTGCTCGCGGTCGGCGGCCACCGAGTACACCTCACCGCCGCGCGTCGAGAACAGTCCGTCCAGGGCGACGCCAGCAGACAGCGCGGACTTGCCCGATTTGCGCGGGACACCGATCAGCGCGACGCGGTGTCGGCGCCGGCCGTCGGGCCGTCGCGCGAACACCCCACCGAGCAGCTTGTGCTGCCAGGGGCGCAACTGCATCGGGGTACCGGCAGGGCCAGCGAACGTGTCCTGTGTGACCGAACAAAAGCTCTCGATGAACTCGGCTACGTCGGGTCCGTCACCCCGTCGGACGTCGGCGGGGGGTACCGGGGTCAACCAGCGCGGCGCGCACGGACGGGGCACAGGTTCACCCCCACCGGTTCGCGATTTCGCTGGATTACGTCATGACGTAATGCTAAGCTAGGCACATGAGAAGGACAGGACGCAAAGCCACCGCCGAGGAAGCCGCCGAGTACGCCGCCAGCGCCCCCGAGCTGGACACGCGGTGCGTGTGCGGAACCGAGATCGACTACAGCGGCGAGTTCGTCACCACGTGGGACAGCAAACTCAACCTGACCGTCACGTGCAGCACCGAGTGCAAGGGGAGCCAGTCGTGACCCGCAACCGCTACATCGTCACGCGTGGGGGCGAGACACCCCCCGCCGGTAGCACGCTTGTCTACGAGGGCGAGTGGAACGAGGGTGCCGACCCGTCCGAACAACGCGACGCTATGACGTACTTCGCGGCGCAAAATGGACTGCCCTACATCCCCAGCGATGTTCCGACGGTGGGCGAGAACGACGCGCTGTGGATCACCCCATGACGCGCCCGGTAGGCCGGCCCAACCAGGGACGCGTCAAGCGGACCACGTGGTACGACGAAGACCAGTGGGACACCGCTGGCGCGCTGGTCACCGCTACGCGTACGCGGTCGGACGTGCTCCGCGAAGCGCTGGCGATCGGGCTAGCTCAGATGTCCAACCACCCCCCGGTCGACAACACCCCGATCGGTAAGCGGTACCGCGTCCACTGCCTCCCCGGGCTGCCGCGCGGTGCGCGCCGCTGGGTGCCGTACGACACCGTGAACAAAGGGTGGGCCGACGACGCCCAGACAACCCGACAGGACGCACAGGATCTGTGCGACGAGCTGAACGAGAAGGAGCAAGCGCGATGACCATCGTTCGCTGTGCGGCCACCGCACCGCACCCGTCCGATCCACCACCCGCCGTGATGGTCATGCGGGGCGGTACCGCGCTGTGCGAACCGTGCGCGGTGGTGCAGGCCACCCGCGCCGTCAACGAGCGTCGGGCGATTTCGCTGGTGCCGATCCCGCAGCCCGATCCGCACTGTCTGGTGTGCGGTGCTGTCTGTCACATGGCGGACGACGCGTGGGTATGCACCCGCGCGGGCTGCGGTAGCGAGTGGTACCCCGACCACGACGCTCGGTTCGCGGTGCTCCGATGACGCGCACCTACTGGCCGTTGATCGAACGAACCCGGCTGGATCGCCGCACCATCGCGGTGCTGGGGTACACCGACACCCGGATCATGCCGCCGGACCTGGAGCCCGCGCCGGGTAACGAGATCGTGCTCGACGCCCCGGTCCAGATGCTGGGGGTGTCCGCGTGAGCGTTCCACCATTGACGGACGTCGCGCGGGTGCGTCGGATGAAGCTGGCGCTCCCACAGCTTGAGACGGGGTTGCGGTTGCTGGACTCGCTGTGTGATGACGCGCAGCACCCGGACAGGCGCGGCCAGCCGGTCGTCGGTGGTCCCACCGTGGCCAAAGCAGCGACGAACGTCGAGATCGCCATCGCGGAGCTACAGGAGGCGCTGACGCTGGTCAACACCGACTGAACTCCATCGGGTGACACCACCCCCGTGCCCCCGTGACGCCTGGCGTTGCGAGGGCACGATCCTGTTAGGATCGCTGGCCGTGTCCAGACGTGTAAGACGCGCACCCATGCCGGGAGGTATGGATATCAACCGGCTGCGTCAGCGGCTCACTGACGACGGTAAGCAGTACCCCCGCTGTCCGTCGGCCAATAACAAGGTGTCGTACCCCGACGAGAAAACCGCCGTACAAGCGCTAGTAGCCCTGCGGCTGCGAGAATCCACTAGTCCGCTACGCCCCGAGCGAGCCGAAGAGTGCACCAGTGGTAAGCACTGGCACTTGGTCGGTGGGGAGCGCGTCAAATGCCCGCTGACCGGCACCAGCATCTACCTGACCGAAGAGGACGCGCTACGTGGACTAGCGCTAGCCGTACAACGCGCCCCCGAAGACAACCGGCCCACTCAGGTCGGACAGTGCGGTACGCACTTCCACGTCATCAGTCCCCAGCGGACGCGGTGCGAACACAACAATCGAGTGATCTTCGGTAGCTACGAGTCGGCGTCGGAAGCACTGAGGCGCATCAGTCAGAAGGGCGGTGACAGGATCAAGCCAACCCGCGTGGAGCCGTGCCCATACGGTGAGGCTCATTTTCACCTAGCACGCCGCCCGATCCGGTAAACCCAACCCACCCCTAAAAGGAGCAGTCCAATGACCCTCGGTATACCGATCGTCGCCCTATTCATTCTAGTGCTGGGGATGGTGTTCCCGCTGCTTAGGGCTTTTATGCGCAAGCTGTCGACACCGCTCCAAACAGCACTGTTCATGCTGTGGAACGTCCTAACGATCGGTGTCTCGTTCGAGATACTGGAGTCGACTACCAAGCACGGAGAGGTGGCCGGTCCCCTGGAGTTGTCCGCCTACTTGGTCGCATACTGGATGGCCAGCTTGGTCGGACTACAAATCGTCGTGGCAGTGCGAAAGGCGCTGGGGCTGCCTACTGAGTCAATGCACCCCCAGCTTGGCGACGAACCCGAGCCGCAGCCGCAAAATGCGGCTTAGCCGAGTGCGCATATGGTGGCGCGGTCGACAGCGACACGCTCGCGAACGGCGTTCCATCCGCTACCTGCACCAGGGCAATCCGATCATGCGCGGTGACAGTCGCGTCTGTTCGGGCTGCGACCGCACCGTGCCCGTGGGTGCTCCCTGTCCGCACTGTGGCGGACGGCCGTAGCTACTGGTTGGTTGGCGGCCGTGGTGTGTGTGGTGCGCTCCACCCGGCCACGAACGTCACCAGTGTGGGTATCAGCACGAGCAGCAGTGTCTGGACGGCCAAGGGAAGTCCGCCCAGTAGGTCGGGGTTGTCGTGCGCGGCGTTCAGCACCGCAACCAGTGCCCCGACGATAAAGGTGGCCACGGTGGACGCCGCAACCTTGGTTTCCACCGTGGCCATCGTCATGAACTCCGTTGCTGACGTCGGGACATGAACGCGTCGAGCGCGGACGGCTCCACCTCGGCCACCGCGAGCCGGGCGCGGTCGGACGGGTTGAACCCGAGCACCCCGAGGCCGGTGATCACCTGTGCGTCCAGCGCGCGTAGTCCGGCGCGCTCGCGCCATCCGCCGTCGCGTAGCACCAGGCCGCGTAGCTGCTGACGCTCGTCCATCTGTTCGCACACGATCAGCAGCGTCTCGGCGTCGATCCGGTCGGACAGCCAGACAGCGCCAGCCGCCCAGACGCGGTCCCACAGTTGCCGTCCGATCGTCCCCAGCGGACGCATCGGCTCCGGGGGCTTGCTGACAGCGGGGAGCACCGTCAGCGTCGAACGGTCCGGTAGCGGGCGACGTCCGGGGTTACCGATCCGTCGCTTCTCCTCGGTGGGTTTGGGTGGGCGGCCCGATGGCCTACCCGTCGGTTGTCGCACCACGGGCACCTCCGGCCAGTAGTAGCAGCTCGGCCCGCGCCCGGCTGTCCTCGCGGAAGACACCGGTCAGCGAACTTGTGGTCATCACCCCGTGCGCCTGGCGCACCCCGCGCCCGGTCATGCACCCGTGCCGTGAGCGGATGATGCACGCGGAGCCGACGGTTGCTAGATGCGCGTCCAGCGCAGCCGTCACCTGACGGGTGAGGCGTTCCTGCATCGTCAACCGGCGCGCGTAGATGTCCACCAGCCGGGCCAGCTTCGACAGGCCCACCACGGGGCCACCGGGTACCGGGATGTACGCGACGGTGGCGGTGCCATCAAAGGGCATCAGGTGGTGCTCGCACAGCGACGTGAACGTGATCCCGGACAGCGCGACCAGCTCGTCATGGTCGCTGTCGGGGTGCGCGGGGAAGGTGCGGGACAGGACGGTCGCGGGGTCAACCGCCTGTCCCGATGTCATCTCCAGCAACGCGCGCACCACGCGGTTGGGGGTGTCCACAAGCGTCTCGGTGGTGACGTCGTACCCCAGGTAGTACAGCAACGTCGACACCGCGTCGGTAGCTTGGCGCACGCTGACCGCGTGTCCGTTGTAGAGGTGCCGGCTGTACGTCATCGGCCGCGCTGTGCACCCCAGCACAGCACCTGTAGGCGGGTGGTCATGTTGAGCCCTTCGTCCAGGACGGCCTGCGCAACTGCTGCGTGGCCCTGTGCGAGCGTCAGCGCGGATGTCCCCTCGGGCATCACGGACACCCGCGCGAGCGGGAAACCAGCGTCAGCGGCCAGAACAGCCGCAGCGTGGACGTCCCCAACGTCACGCACCACCACCTTGAGCGTGGCGCGGTCGCGGCGGGCCAGATCCGCGAACGCAGCCAGCGCGGCCGGGACGATCCGGGCGTGCTGGGGATCGCCGGCGTGGGCCAGCTTGGGGGACACGTTGTAATGCGCCACCGGGTCGGTGGTGTCCGGGATTAGCGTCCCGTTCGTCTCAACCTCGACGGGCGCCAGCTCGGCCAGCGCCGGCAGCATCGCGCACCAGCCGGGGCGGCGCTGCCACAACAGCGGCTCCCCACCGGTTACCACCACCACGCGCGGCGCCATCGCAGCCACCGAGTCCACCACGGACACCACCGACACGCGGCGCATCTGGTCGCGTAGGTCGTACCGGGTGGCATCCCACGTGTAGGGGGTGTCACACCAGGAGCAGTGCAGGTTGCACCCACCGAGCCGGACGAACCCGGCGCGCTCCCCCAGGTGCGGTCCCTCACCTTGCAGCGTGGGGCCGAACACCTCGGACACCACGATGGACGGTTCGGTCACCGTTGCACCCGCGCACGGTTGACCGACGTCTCCTCGACGTCGACCGCGTACACGGTGGGGAACCGCGCCCACATCATGGTGAACACCTGCGCGGCGATGTTCTCGGTGGTCGGGTCGTCGTCCATCGCCAGCAGCCCGGGCAACCGCACGTTGGTGCCGCTGTCGGTGTCCAGCGCCCGGGCGAACGGGTCGTCGTGGTGCAGCAGCAACCGATGATCGAAGGTGGCGTCAAGGTAACCGCGGAACGCTGTCTTCATCGTCGCGAAGTCCAGTCCACCCACCTTGCCGGTGGCGTCGCGCTGTCCCTCGACTTCCAGGGTCACCCACATGCTGTGGCCGTGGATTTGCTGACACTTGCCGGGGGTCAGGAACAACCGGTGCGCTACCTCGATGTTGTGACGCACCGCCAGTAGCTCCCTCACCCCAGGCCCTTCCTTGCCCTACGCGCGGTACCTGAGCTGGTCGCGGGTGCCGCGACCGCGAGCCGCACCGCCGGGGTGGACGGGTCGGCCAGTCCGGTGGTGAGCCGGTTGTTGCCCCGCGCGACGCACGCGAGCCGGATCGAAGCGGGGGTGTCGCGCTCCAGCATCTCGGCCAGCACCGCCATCTCTTTGCGCCAGCGCGCCTGTACCCGCTGTTCGAGGCGTAGGTACCACTCGACTTCCATCCGTAGCGGCTGGTTACCACCCCGGATGCTGGCCCCGGGCATCGACTTCCACTGCCCGTAGGCCGCTGGTGCCATCTCCCAGTTCGTGGCATCCATGCTGTGGAACGGGAACGCCATCGCCAGCGTCTCGCTACCCATCCCCAATCCGTGGATCGGTTTGGGCCACACCCGCGCGAACACCTGGGCCAGCCACTCCTTCTTCCGCACCACGTTCAGCTTGACCGCACCACCTAGGGCGATCTTGGGATAGGTGTCGGCCATGTGCTTGAGCACGTGTTCAGGCTCACCGATGTGGTACGTGGGGATCGCCGGGATACCGGCCTCCCACATCGTTTCAGTGTTGCGCAGTCCTTCGCGCCAATCGCCGATGACGTCCAGCGCGAACACCTCGGCGCACTGGGGATCGCTGGCCAGTAGCTCGCGGCACGCCTCGATGTACTTGGCCAGATCCAGCGTCGCGCCGCTGTTATAGGCGCTGTACGCACCACTGTCTAGCGCATAGTCCCGGAACGAGTAGTGCTCCCGCTCCTCGCTGAACGTCTTCCAGTACCACCACGACACCAGTAGCGCGGGGCGCGGGTAGCGCGGGGTGGTCATCGGCTGGAACCCGTGACGAAGGAACTCGGATTTGACCGCATGCGCTCCCACCAGCCGGACGTTGTCACCTGATCGTCGGCCGGCGCGGTGTCGGACAGGCCATGGCGCACGCTCCCAGACGTCCCGTTGCTACCGAAGCTCTGGGTAACGGCCAGACGCATCGTGGTCATGGTGCCGGGTATGCCCGACAGACGTGCAGCAACGCTTCGCCGTCGGGCATCGTCGGTTCGCCCAGTTGTTCGCGCACCCGGTTCAGCGCCTGCTCGACAGCGGGCCAGTCGTCCTGGTCGACGGTGAGCAGGTGCTTACGCGGGTTGCTGAACGACTCCAGGTCGGTGCTGGCCGGGGCTGGGCTCCAGTTTGCCTGGAGCAATCCCTCCAGCTCGTGCGGTTGCCACCCGAGGTCCGTCAGGTCGACACCTGTGTCCCCCAGCGCGCCCAGCGTCTCGGCCAGTTGCTCGTAATCCCACGTGGCCAACTCGGCGGTGCGGTTGTCGGCCAGCGCGTACGCCTTGGCGGTGTGCTCGTCATCGTCGGTGAACACGACAGCGATCTCGGTCCACCCCAGCTCCAGCGCGGCGGCCAGCGTGTGGTTACCGGCGATCACCACGCCCGTGGGGCGTCCGTCGCTGTCGACACCTACCCGCTTGGCCACGACCGGCTTGCGCTGGCCGAAAACGTTGAGGCTGCGCCGGATCGCCGCGACGTCGCCCCGCCGGGCGTTGCTGGGGTCCGGGACGAGGTTGTCCGTCGGTACCGCCAGGGGACGTAGGGACTCGCTGATCGGGACTGTGGGCACCCGTTCCCTCCAAGTTCGGCGCAGGGGGGTCGCGGGTAACGTCAGACGTACGCTAACGTCTGACGTAGAGCGGGAGCCGCGCAGGGACACCCGCCACCACAGCAAAGGACAACGATTCAGATGGCAGCACGCGCAACCAAGTCCACCCCCGCCAGCACCCCGGCGAAGGTCACCCCGATCAAGGCCCCGGCCGCCCCGGCTGCGGACGCGCCCAGCGCGCCCGCCACCGCGCGTCCGGTGCTGGACCTGGCCGCGCTGGCCGCTGGTGCCAAGGTGGTCGACACCCTGCCGACCGCGTCCGTGATCAACACCGACCGTGGCGCTAACCCGTTCATGGCGCTGATCAAGGCCGCGATGGCGGAGGACAAGCCCCGCGTGGTCGGGCCGATCCCGTTCGTGATGGAGGACGGCGAGCAGGTTGTCGACGCCAAGGCCATGACGCGGATCACGAACTCGCTCCGCAACGCCGCGTCGAAGCTGGGCGTCAGCGCGGAAATCCGCAAGGTCAAGGTTGCGGACGGGATCGACGTCTACTTCACGGGTGTCGCCAAGCCCGCGAAGGACACCGCCAAGTCGTGACAGCACCCCCACCACCCCGCGTAACCCCCTGGTACCCACCGGGGGGTTGCTCGGGGTTTGACGCGACGTACACCCGTGAGGGGAACTAACCCCATGGCCGACCGCAACTATGAGGACCCGCGTATCCGCGTGACTGTCCGACTGTCCACCGAAGCGCGGGACGCGTTCAAGCAGCTAGCGGTAGCGCTGGGCTGCGATGCGTCACAGCTACACCGACAAGCGTTCACCGAGTTCCTACACAACCACAACAAGCACGTAGACGCCTGATCAAGGGAGCCGACACGTTATGAGTCTGGACGCGTTCTGGGACGTCATCGCCCAGCAACTCGCGGAATTACGCACCGCGCGCACCGCCGACGACGTGATCCGCATCTTGGGTCACGACCGCAATCCGCACGGCGAGAATGCGGCTGGTGACGGGTTCTTCGCGGGCTCGGGTGGGGATGAGTCGGTATTCGAGGCGCTGGCATACCACGCCGGGTGGACCGTGGTGTGGTACACCGCGCATTACCACTACGCGCTTCGCTCACCGGACGGGGCCGACGTCATCACGTACGTGGAGGGTGACATCTACCGGGGCGACGGGGGTGCGTCATGACGTACTCACTCAAGTTGGACTGCACCGGACGGCGCATCGGGTGTGTGCATGCGGTGCTGACCATGTCGCAGGTGATCCTCGGGAGCCCGCACGCCGCGCGCTTGCGGGACGCGCTGTTCCCGTACGTGGGGATGGCCGACGACGATCAGGCGACGCTCAAGCTAGACCTGTCCAACACCCAGCTCGACGCGCTGGAAGGACTGCTCAGCGCTGGACTAACGGTGTTGGCCGACATGATCCTGCGGGCGCGGGGCAACCTCGGCGCCGGCTACGGCTACCCCGAACTGGTCGTGATGCAGACAGAGACGTTCTGCGCGCTGCGCGACGTCCAGACGTATCGGGAAACCATCGCCGCGCCTGACCCGTACCAGCCGGAGCGCTGAATGGGTATCCGTCGTGATCTAGACGCAACGGGTATCCGTGGGTACCAGATTCCGGTCACCGGGGTCATTGGGCTCGTTGTCCGGTCGCACGTCACCGATGGCCCGGGGGGTACAGCCGGACGCACGGTCAACATTCACCTTGACGCGGAGGCACTGGCCAGTCTGGTCGCGACAATCGCGGAACTGAACCCGGACATGATCCTGCGCGTGGCCGCTGCGATAACCGAAGCAGACACCATCGCGGACACCACCGCACGTCGGGGGCAGTACGAGCGCCGGGGGCCACAGCACAGCGGCGGGATGATCCCGTACGGCCGTATCCGGTTGCTCACCGCCGCCGCACACGGACACCGCGCGACGGAGAAGCAGTCGTGAGCCCGCACGCGTTTGAAGGCATCAGCGCAGGTACACCGGATCGACCATGTACCCGTCGGGGGTGCGGTCAACCGGATAGCAGTCCGGTCCACGCGGTACCCGTCAAGCAGCCGGGCGCGCTGGCGACAACCAGCAACCACGGCAAGATCACCGGTACGTTCATGACCCCGTCCGGGGACGCCGTCTGTTATCTGGACGGCTGCGTGGACTATCCCGGGGTCGGCATCATTGACGGTCCCCACCAGAACGCGCAACTGACACCGTCAACGAGGGAGCTACGCGCGCCCCGGCCCGAGCCCCAGCAGATGTTCGTCGTCAGTATCTGTGCGCGCTGCTATCGGGGTGCGTGCGCGGAGTGCTGCATCTACGGGTGGGCCAACACCGCGCACACCTTGCTAGCTAACTGTCACTGCGCGCGGATTCGACACCCGCCGCAGATGGCCCAAAGCGGTAGCTCCACCGCGCAGTACGACGTCAACGGCAACGTGGTGGATTAGATGACCCGACACCGTAACACCTACCGGAGAGGACACCTCCAACCCATGAACGGCCTCAACGCCCGCGAGCACCTGATCGCCCGGTGCACCCGTACCCGTGAACTGCCTTACGGGGCGCGGATCACCGTAACTGCCGCGCTCATCCACATGCGCGGGGACGAGATGGCGCACTTCACCGTGACCGGCTCGTTCACCCAGCGCCGGGTCGGCAGCGTGCACGGCGCGATTGCGGATCTGGCCCGCGAGTACATCCCGGAGCTGACCCCGGTGTGCGCGCTGCACCTGGCCGACGAGAACGGGGTGCCGATGGGTGCCGTGGAGAACGGCGCGCACTGGTTGGGGTTCACCGGGGCCGGCAAGTGCGTCGACCTGGACGCGTTCAGTTTGCTGTGGCGCGTCTCGGTTGGTGAAGCACGGCGCATCTATGTGCTGTGCCACGGCGCCGAGTCACCGATGGACGCGTTGACCGTCGAGGCCGAGCGACGGTCAGTTCCGTGGGCGATCCAGGCGAACACCGCGTACCGCGTGATCGTGGCGCTGTCCGACGCGGAAGACGCGGCATGATCCGGGTCGGGCGGCAGGTGTTGCTGTCGCAGACGGACGTGTCCGCGCGGCCCCCGGGGCAACTGCTGACGGACGCCCAGGCGTGCACCATCGCGTCGTGGTGGCAGGGACCGGGGCTATCCATGCTGCCGTTCGCGGAGCTGGCCAGCACGGGCACCGTCAGTGCCGCGGAGCTGTGCGAGTGCATCGTCACGTTGCTGCGGGATCGGGCCGTACCCAGTCCCAGCACCGACGACGTGCGCGACCTGCTCGACCTACACACGTGGGCGGTCAGCGTCGCGTCCTCGTCCCGTCCACCGTCGGCGGACAGCTTGGACCGCGCGCTTGACGCGTTCGCGGAGAAGGGGCTCATCCGCTCCTGGCGGCTGATGCCGATGGTGGGGGTGTACCGACACCGCGCGGTCACCACTACGTCCACCACGGTCGAGCTGGGGACGCCGCGCGAGACGTACGCGCTGGTTGCCGGGCTCGCGTCCGCTGACGACGCGATGGCCACCGCCGCTATCTGTCGGTGGTGCGGCCACGCCGGACACGGTGCCCGCGCGGACGGAACCGGTACCAAGTGCTAGATGCTGTTGCCCGCGTGTGATGACCCAACCTGTAGGACCGTCCATCACTGCGACTGCCCGAACTGGAGCTGACGATGTTGCACCCCGACGACGCGCACAACCACCTAGCCCCCGAGGACGTTCTGCACCATCTGCGGTCCGACCACCACTATCACTCGCTCGTACTGCCGTGGGCGCAGATGGAAGGGCCGACTGTCGCGCTGTTGCCGGACTGGGCGGCGCGCTACTTGCAGCGGCTCAACGTGGACACCACCGGGTACAGCGCCGACGCCATACAAGCGGTCGCCCTACATCTATGGGACCACACCTGCAATGAGGACGAGGCCCCGTCGATCGCGTGCGTGAAGTGCGGACAGACGTACATCCCTACGCCCGACGCGCAGTTCGTCCAGCACCAGCAGGCTCACGGCGGCTGCGGTGGACTCACCAACGTGATGCCCTGGGAGCTGGTCGGCGCGGACCCCGCGACGCACGGCCCGGGGATCACCGAGGTACTAGAACTGGCCGGACAGCGCGTTCGGGCGCTGCGCGACCGGGTTAACGACCTGACCGAGATGACCGACACGATCAACGATGAAGTCGCCGGCCAGCGGGCTCGGGTGCGTCATCTGGAGAAGCTGGTCCGTCAGGTGGCCGAACTACCCATGACGCACCCGGTCGACGCGACGATGTTGCAGGCGCTGATCGCCCAGGCGCGGGAACTGGGGGTGATCCGGGGGTGACAAAGTCCGTCATCTTCAACTGCACACCGGCGCTCAAACGGCGTCGGCTGGTGCTGGGAGCGGTGGTACGTCGGGAGCGTACTGCGATCGACGGACTGTCTCAGGAAACGCTGGCGTACCGCATATGCCGCAACCGGCACACCATCAGTCGAATGGAACAGGGGCACTTCTCGCCCCGGCTGGACGACTGCTGGCTACTGGCCGACGGGTTGGGCGTCAACCTGTCCGACATGATCCGGGAAGTTGAGGACACCATCGCCGCAACACCCGCCGTGTTCACTCCGGCACCACCACCGCGCGTGGGCACTGACGTCTACAAGAACCAATGTCGTAGCGGGATCATGGCCCCGCTCCCCGGCACCAACAACTGGGATGGAGAACTGATCGCGCACTACTGCGACGACGATAGCGACCCGAAAGCCGTCGCTCATGGGTGCGGGTGCGGCCACGTGTGGGACAACCAGTTCGCCGCACCAGGCGGTACCGCATGACCACACGTAGCGTGCGCACGATAAGCGCCCTGGTATTCATCCCCGGGATTGACGTGGAAGTGCGCCATATCGTCCCTGACCTCCCCGCACTCCAGGAGATCGTCGGAGGGTACATAGAACCGATTAGACTCGACGGCACAGCACACATGTATATCAACGAGGAAGGCAAAGTACGGGGCAGCGTACCAATGGAGCGCAATATCGGGGCGATGCTGCTGGTGGAGCGCTACCGCCCAGGGTTCATGTTGTCCGACTGGATAGCGGGGCCGGCCGTCGTGCTGGGCACCCGAGGGGACGAGGAAGGCGACTGTCCCGACGACATTGTGCGGCTCTACCACGGAAACGGTGCACGAACCGCGCATACGCGCGCAACCC